GAGCCAATTGCCCCATTTGTACACCTTGTTGCAATATGTTTTCGCCAACTCTTTGTTGGTACATCTCAGGAGTAATACCAAACAATCCACCTACAATATCTTGTGCCATGATTACTCCTTAAAAATATTGTTGCATTGGGTCATAGTAGCCAGTATTAAATGTGCTACCAGAACCACCAACATTTCCAGTACTAACTAATGGTGATGTTAGATAAGTACCCAATGCGCCACCCAATAAAGAATTGGGATTACCCAAACCACTCAAACCATAGGCCAATGGACTAGCGGTAGCCCCTGCGGAAGTGCCTAAAGCACCACCATAGATAGAACCTCTTAACCCTATCTCTCCAGCCCTTGCACCAGCCGCAGATGATTGACCTGCAAGACCTTGGCTTAAGGTAAATGGTTGTTGCGCCATAGTTTCTAACTTACCAGCCTCACCAAACAAACCTGTACCAAAGGAAACTTGTCGTTGACCAGCCTCTTGAGCCTGTGCCGCCAACTGTGCATCTTGTTGTGCCAATGCGTTGTAATAGGCTTCTAACTCAGGATTAGCACCCATCAAACCTTGTGCGCCACTTGGACGCAAACCAGTAGAGCCTACTGACAAACCACCACGACCTGTTTGGAACTGTTGGTTTCTAATACCAGCCAATTGTCTTTGACGGCTAGGATCAAGCAAGTCATATTGCCTTGTCATGTACTGTTGAGCAACTTCTTCAGGAGTCTGCGCTAAGTAACTAGAACCCAAACTCATAAGTCTGTTTTGGGCAGAAGTGATCTCAGGTGCGGCGGTATAACCTGCACTTACCAACTGACCAGTAGTAGGATCGACTTGGAAGTTAGATGTACCAAAACGAGTAGTTGTGCCAATAGGTCTGAACTGTGCGCCAGCAACGCCACGCCCTGCCGCTTGTTCTATGTTTCTTTGTGCTTGGAGTGCCGCTTCCCTAGACTGTTGCATTTGCAACAAGCCACCAGCAGTTTGCAACCCACCTTGAGCAACGCCCCTTTGACCTAAGAAGTTTCTTGCAGTTTGAGCCGCACTACCACCAGCCGCCAATAATTGTCTAAGATATGCTTGTGTAGCCGCGTCAAAAGATGAAAAAGCACTTGGTGAAGGCATCCCATCTGGGTTAACGCCATAGTCTTCAGGGCTTCCGTAGTTTATGTCTGGAGGCATCATCCCATCTGGATTTACTCCATCGTCTTCTGGATTTCCAAAATTGTAATATGGAGGCATCATCCCGTCTGGGTTAAAGCCATAATCCGCTGGACTACCATAGTTTATGTAATTGTCAGCCATGTTATTTGCTCCCGTTGTTCCTTGTCCTGATGTTCCACCAGAACTGAATAAAGTAGATGGTGTAACTTGGCTTATTGCCGCATTTGTTAAACTACCCGTTACTGATTGTTCTAAAGGCTGACCGCTAAGTAAACCTCTAGTAGTCCCACCAGCCACATTGCCAGCCAAACTAGAACCTGTTTCTGCGCCTACGCCACTACTAACCTGACTAGCGGCTTGACTAATAGCATAGTTTTTGGCAACATCTTCAAGACTAGCGCCTTTGTCTAATGCAACTGCCGCTTGAACCGTTGAAGTATAAGGAGCCGCCTGACCTGCTGTTGCAACATTTACAACAGTTGCCCAACCGCCTGGGATTTCTTTATTTACTGTGTCATCAAGATCAGCCGCCGCATCTGAAGCCTTTTCAACCAATTTTGCTGGCGCTTCAATAATTTCATCAAGTACTGGAATTCCAGTACCGCCACCTTGGGGCTGAATTCTTCTATCTCCCACATGGCGAAACGCATAGATGGGGAGGTCTGGTATACCTAATAAGGCAAGACTATTTCTCATATCTGTGCTTTCCAGTTGTACTGTTGCAAGTCAGACGCTTGTACATTCAAGCCAACTCGTTTCATCAACTCCACAATCCCTTGGTTATCTGCTTTGCCGTATACAGTCTTAATTCCTAAAGCCTTGCCTCTCCTGACAAAGCCAATGACAGCCTTTGCCAATGTTCTTGGGTTGTCTTCAGTAAACAAGTGAATCTCTGCGGATGTTGGGTTAATCTTACGAACTAGCAATACAGAATCACTCTCTTGCATCAAAACAGCAGACTTAGCCTTAACCAACGCACTAACAGTACGCAAGGCTTTATCAGGGTCAATTTTGCGTTTGACCGCATCTGCTTTAATGATTTCTGATGCTTTCATTACATTGTTCCATTCGCAACAACATTGCCAATCACAGTCAAGTTACCAGAGGCATCAATCTTTGCCACAGGCGTAGATACATTGTAGATATACAGCACATTTGATGCTTCAACAAATGAGAAGTTTGTAAATGTTCCATCTGCCTTTGTAGCAATAGCAGTTTGAATATTCGTAAACTCTGTGTCGATCTCAGTACCTTTAACGACTTTGGAGGCATTGCCTGACGCAAGCGCATCTTTAGCCGCAAAGTTGGTGGTTTTCGTGTAATTTGCCATGTTTATTCCTTACCCAAGTTTTCCGTTTTTAGCCTGAATCTCAATCTTCTGTATGCTGATAGCCGCACCATTGATTTCAACCTCATACGCTGTTTGCACAACCTTGCCATAGCCTGATGCCTGACCATTCAATGTGCCAATCTGTATGCCCGTTGAATAGTATGCTACTGGGATGCCATTTGCGCCATACTCAGCCATTCCATATTCCGCTACTGAGGATATAGGAATTGTTGCTTGTGTAGAGTAATATTGACCTGAAAAGTCATAAGACCACTTGATTGTGAATATTTGGTTAGTTCCACCAATAACCACCACAGAGATTTTCTTCAGGATTGATGTGACATTTGCATCACCTAAGTCAGCATAGTTGGTGTAATACTGAAACCGATAGGTAGAGGCATGGTCAAGATATGTCTCATACTTGCCAACATACCCATTCTTGCCAATCAGTAAATCACCATTTCTTTTTGCCAACAATGCAGTTGGTTCAATAGAGTCCCAAGTTGTTACCCTTGCAGAACCATCTTGCAACTGAGCCTTTGTATCAAATACATAGACTTGTTTGGCAACAGGAAGCGTTAAAAGATAAAAAGCATTTACTTCTGAGTAAACAGCCTTAATATTTGCCAATGTCTCACTTGCCACATAGGTCATCAAATCATTACGCACATTCTTAGACAAATCACGCAATGGGGCGGACTTCTCTTGGATAGTACGCAAAAGACTACGCACACCAGAGTTAGACAAGAAAACAATGTCTGATGCAGTTGTAACAATTGAATCCCTTGATAGACATCCAATATTTCCAATAGAGTCGCTCAAAGAAAGTGATGATGGCGTTGTAGCACCTGAATAAACTAATATCTGACGCTTACCAAATATAAATAGAAAGCCATTGTGTGCGCCCAAACCAACAATCTGGTCAGAACCGTTAGGCCACACTTGGGCAACATTTAATGTTCCTGAAGTGCCACCCGTCCAGTTATGCCCTGCCAACAAGTCAGAAAAGGTAATCGTTACATTGTCTGCCGTAGTATCAGCCACCCACAAGCGACCAAAAGCAGAAATAACAATGTTTCCCAAAGGAACTGTGCCTGTATATCCCGTTTTCTCAGACACACGCCTGAAAGTGGTTGCGCTTACAGCAGGGTCATAAATCAGAGGGTCAAAGCCAGATTGGAAGAAAAAGGTAATGCCATTCAAAGATGCACATTGCCAATTACTGTTTGTAATAGTCGGGGCAGTACCGCCACCACCATAGGTCAACTCTGTAACTGTATTAGTGGAACTGAGTTTGAATAACTTGTTGTTACCAGCAAACAATACAGTCAAAGTTCCATCAAGTTGCACTAACTCATGTATGACTTTTATATCATTTGCGCCTAGATTGCCAGAGGAAGCATTAACCCTTGAGAAACCTTTTCGTGCGCCAATACGTCCATATTGGTCAATGATGCAATTGGTGGCAATAGACGCATACCCAGCCTCCAATGTCAGAGGAGAGTCTTGCGTGTTTAGTCCAAAGAAGCCTGGCGCTTGAACACTAAAGGTCTGCAATCTTTGCGTCATATCGCTACAAACTCCCCACGATCAGGGTAGCGTGTACCTTCCAAAGCAATATAGTCAGACAGCATTGCCCGATACAAGTTGTACGCTTCAGAGGAAGACAAACCACCATCTTCGCCACGCTCTACCAATGCTCTTGCAAATGCGTTTTGAGACACTAAAACATCAGAAACTAGCACCACAGTAGCGTCAGCCGCCAAAGTTGCTTGTGGTACTGCTAAAGAGAATTTGACTGTGTATACAGCATCGGGAACTGGATATAGAGTGACTTTTGTATCGGAACTAGCATCTATACCATTAAAAGCATAGTTAACTGGTGCTGAAGTACCAACAGGCAAGAAGTTGATGTTGCGATTCATAGTGACAAAATCAATGTTTGTCATCCCTAAAACACTAGTGGTATTGATTGCGTCTAAGACTTGGAACTTCTGACCAGCCCCTGTGAGGGAGTAGGATGAAGTGTTTGCAACTGTGGTAACTGTGATAGTTTGAACCAATACGTTCCAAGCAAAGGAATCCTCAATCTGACGCTTTGCATCATTGACAAACTTGCCAATCAAAGTGGAATAGGTAGTTTCGTTGAAAGTAGTGACCACAGGCTCTCTGAGGCGCACCAATATATCGTTTACAAGTTCTAGGTAGGTCATTTCGCTTTCGCCTTATTTCGTGTAGAAATAGACTTAGCCTTTGCCTTTGCGTCAGCCTTTGAGGATGCACCCCATGCTTTGAGCGAAAGAAGCAGTCTTGTCGGTTCACCTTTCTTGTCGTACTCAGCACCATCATTGCCAGCCATACGAGCCAAGAAACTTGCTCTGCGAGGGTTGTCCCCCGACTTAACTGGTGCTTTTAGATTACCACCAGTTTCACTATTATAAGATGCTCTGCCCTTGGAGTTCAACCCTCCTTTAGGATTCTTACCTTCGGAGCGTTGCCAAGCGGGAGTTTTCATCACTTCACCTTTTTTGGTTTCTTTGCGGTTTTAGCAGATTGTCTAAATGCATCAGCAGTTGGCGCACCTTTGCTACCAACCTTACGCATCTTTTCTCCAGAGCCAGCCTTAATTCTTGCTTGCTTGGCATTGATATTGGCATATAGACCTTGTTTCATTTCTTCTTCGCCTTCTTGGTAGGAGTGTGAGTTAAAACCTTACTACTTGCACTATGCTTTGCACCAGTCATCAAAGTTGACCCAGATTTATGTGTCTCACCTTTGTACAGTTTGCCATCAGGCAAATAATGTGGCTGGTTCTTCATATTAGTACAAGACCTTTGCCGTAATAGTTCCAGAGGTGTATGCAGTCACATTGGCTCTTAGATACATTGGCGCATTGGCTATGGTGACAATGCCATCGGCAGTCAATGCTGTACCAATCAATGCATAGGTTGTTCCATCCAAACTACCTTGAAAAGCAACAGTAGCGGTCGTTATCCCTGTAACTTGCAGAAATGCAGGCTGTCCTGCATCTGCTTGTACAGGCTGAGATGCACCAGTTGCAACTACTGCGCTTAAAAGGGTTTTTGCCCCAGATAGTGAACTCATTTACTTCTCCCAGATTTCTTCATCATGTTGGTAGCGGTGCGCTGACCACGCATAGGCATAGCCTTTGGTTTTCCAACTGCCACCATAATGGCAATAGGCATACCCTTTTTCTCTGATTTCTTAGGCATCTTGCTTGGTTTTCCGTACATCATAAGTTTTCTCCTTGTTAACTTACTTGATCCATCGTGCGGCAAAGAAACTCACCACGCCCGACAGGGCAGAGGCAATGACCATCCCCATCCAAAACCCACCTTTGCTTTGATTAGCAAGTTCGAGTAAAGCACGAACATCATTGCTTAATTGGTGAACTTCCGCTTGCAGAGCCTCAACTTGGGCTTCTATTCTGCCGAAATCTCTCGCATCAATATCACTCATAACAGTTGTTCCTTACGGGGTCGCCCCATAGGACGCTTCAAAGTTAGTGTCTGCCTTGTTCCATCAACCTTCTCAACCTCCACAACAGCAGAAGTATCAACCTCTGTGTATTCTGGATGTCTACGCATCTCAACAATATCAAAGTCGTATTTGAACTCAACTGTATTGCCAGATTTATTGCAACGAAACAAAGCCATATTTATCCTTAAAAGAAAGGGAGGCAAGCCTCCCGATCTTTAGACTAATCTAACAACCACACAGCGAACTGTGGTGGATGCCAAATCCAATGTGCCTGTTGACTCGTTTTGGAAACGAATAGACACAGTATCTGCCGCTGAAACATAAGGAGTGACGGAGATGCCAGAGACATCTACGCCCATACTCACATTAAGCACAATATCGCCCAACTTAACGCCTGGCACTGCTATCGTGTTTGTCTCTCCTGCGCCATCTGCTAGAGATGATGCGTTCAAGGTTGCTACTACTGAAAACGTATCTGAAAATAACCCACGGAATGTGTCAGTTCCTCTACGTGATACAACTGCTGTTGCCGCTGCCATAAGATTCTCCTAATTAGGTTAAAAAAGTCCCCCCACCACTAG